TCGTCTGGCTCCAGTTCATCGGCCTGTTTGCCTTTTTTGCCTTTGCTCTTGGTCTTCACCTCGAGCACAGGCTCTTCGACGGCTTCGGCAACGGCTTGCCCGTCATAGATCAATGGGGCGTCGGAATATTCGGCTGCGCCTTCGTTCACAAGCGCCTGAGCATTGCCATCCATGAACTCCCACACGTCGCCGGCCATGAAGCGCGCGCCTTCCGTGGCGTCCGATTGGAAGTCACGCAGGAACTGTACACGCGTACCCATGTTAGGCCTCCTGGTATTCGAGCTCGAGGTGAGCCTGCCCGGCCGCGACGGAAGCCACGCCGGTATGACGAGCTACCAACATGGTGGACGCCGGGATGATGCTCTTGAGTAGGGTCATGGCGGTTTTGGTTCCGATGGTGGCGCTGTTGGTGTAGGCCGTTGCGGCAACCACATCCACGCCGGCCACGGAAGTACCAAGGCCCATCGTGCCGGCCGCAACAGTTCCGGCAGTTTCGGTGTCGTAGACGATCTTGGCGGAAATCAACTTGATCGGGCGAACGGTCAGGAACACACATTCGTCGATGGTCGTACCGTTGCCATTGTCGATGTTGAATATCTGGCTTTTGACAAGATTGGTCTTGTCCTTACCACGATTTACATAAGCACGGGTCATTTTTTATCCTCCAGCTCCCCCTCCGGTGTTTGGGAGGGGGAGCCACTAGGGTTAGTCAGGATGATGAATTAGGCGTTAGCCTAAACTCCTACATTGTAGGTGATCGCGGCGGGGTACTTGGTATCCCGGGAGAGCAGGCCCCAGCGCATCAGCGCCACGACTTCATAGGAGTCGGCATTGGCGATGCGATTGACCTCGATGGTCATCTTGCGCTTGTAGCCGAGTTTCCATTGGTCGGTGCGGACGCCCAAAATCGCGCCGGTGGTGTTGTTGGCCTGCGTGGTGGTGTCCACCTTGCCGGCGGTATTAGCCTTGCGGGGGTTGGTGGTCGAGCGGAAGTGCTGGAACCAGGACGGCAATACCGGGATGCCCCAAATGCCGGTCAACCAGCCATTTTCGAGCGTGGCGGCGGAGCTAACGTCCTTGGTCAGGACTTCCGGGAGCAGGGAGGCGGCTTTCAGCACGTTCGGGTCAACGATGAACAGGCAGTTCTTCGGATCGGCAGCGGCGAGGCCTGCCGGCCCCATCAGCCAGAGGGTTTCGATGAAGTCGTTGATAGCCAAACCACCCGAGGCGGAGCGCGAGTTACCGGTGTTGGTGATCAGGCCGAACTTGCGCATACCGTCCAGCAGCAGGTACAGGTCGGTTGCGACAGGCGTGCCACCGATGCAGTTGATGTTGGTGGTTGCGCCGGTGGCGGTATCACCGTCAATTACGACATGCTCCAGCATTTCGCCGCCGGAAATCTGCAATTGCAGTTTCAGTTGATCGGCGAAGGGGATCAGGGAGTCTTCGACCAACTCGCCGGTGTACAGGACACGTGCGCCCATCTTGGCGATGGTCATCTGCTTGCGGGCGGTGACAGCCTGTGAAGCCAGGACAGTGGCAGCCGGGACGAGCAACGTTGCATCGCTCGCCGTGGCTTCTGCGACCTTGTACCAGGTCGGGTCGGTGCTTTCTACGGGGAAATACTCGCTGGAGAAACCATCCGGGATGATGACGGACGGGATCTTGGCAACGATCTGCCGGTTCTCACGAATGATGCGCCAGATCTCGTTGGAGTAGGCCGTGCCTACCCAGTCCGAACCGCCGGTGCTCAGGGTTGAATACATCGGGTCGGTCGCGGCTTTGATGGCGGCTTCCACGACTTCCTTCTCGGTGGACAGGCCGGCGGCCTTCATGGCGCCCTGGACATAGACACGATCTTCGTCGTTCTTGATGCCGGTGGCGCATTTCAGAGCCAGTGCCTGGATCATATTCGCACCGGGGCGTTCACCGTCCGGGCGGGGGTTGGCGCGCATCATATCGATGACCAGCGCCAGGGAAGCCGCATCCAGGTTGTCATACTTCCAGGTGGCGGCAAACTTGGCTTGGTAGGGCGCGCCATCACCCAATGGCAGGCGGCGGCTTTTGGCGGCGTCGGCCTTGAGGGCTTTGTTCTCTTCTTCGAGAGCCAGAACACGGGCGGTTTCGGCGTCTTTGGTGGCCTTGGCGGCCAGTGCAGCATCGCGCTTGTCCAACAGGGCAAGCATCTCTTCTTCGGTCATGTCGATCTCCTTTTTTGATTTGCTTGATTTGGGTTTTTCCTCTTGGGCTTGCGCCACGGAGTTCACGGGCACGCCCGTCTCTTCCTCCGTCTCTGGCTCACTTGCGAGGTCTGGCAGGCTGATGCCTGCGGCTTTGTACATACTCTTGATAACGGGGAGTGCGACGGCATAGGCGTTGGCCGGCTGTCGCTTGCCTCCGGTGTCAATCAGGGAAATTTCAGCAACGGGCCAGTTCTTGATCTCGCCCGTGCGTTTGTCGTACCTCACCAGGTGCGACACGGATCCGCTGGATGCGCGCAGTTCGCCTTTTACGGCGGACGGCCAGACGCGCCCGGTAACAATTTCCTTGCTTTTATCCAGGCTGATGCGGTACCAATGACCACGGGTATCGGTGTGGTCAAATTTGGCGCTTCCGATTTCTTCTGGGTTGGGGTCGGGTGCAGCGTTCAATCCGGCGGCGGTAAAGCCGTGGTAATAGATGGTGAGTGGGTTAGGGAATTTCTCGCGGTAGGTCTTCGTCGCCGGGGAAAAATACTGCTTATCGCTGTCGCGGTGTTGTGCATCCCCGAAAGGGACCGCCAGAACGTCAAGCTCGTAGTCTGCGACGGCTTTGATGCCACCCTCGAACAGCGACGGGTCAAGTCGTACAATCACGTCCTCGGAAGTTGCTCCGCTGGCTTTCATCGGCTTCGATCCTTCGTTGCCGGACATGCCAGGGTCTTCCGGGTCGCTATCAACTTCCTTTAGCGCCGGTTCGATTTCGTGTACCAGGTCAACCACCGCGGCGGCGTGGGCTTTGATACCCTTCAAGCTTTCTTTATCGGCGGCGGAATTGCGCGCCCCGGATTTGGTCGATTTCGCATCGCCGGGCCAGTCCATCTTTTCACTGGCGTACAGTTTCTTGAGCTTGGCAAGCGCTTCGGATTTATTCGGGCCGTCGTAGGGCTGGCCGCGATAGTCAGAGGTAAGGGCCGCGTAGGCCGCGCCCATATGACCGTGATCGGGTTTTCCATCCGGGCCGCAAACAGGCAACGACCAGGTTGACGACTTGTCAGGATCGGGCACAACCAGGAAACACGAAGCGGGGTAATCTTCCCCGTCAATAGTTTTCGTTTTATCTGCCATACTCATCTCCGAATTGACAACAAAAAAGCGGCGTGAATAGATTTCTCTAAACACGTCGCCTGTTTTACCAACAAGCCCCTCGGTGCTGTCTATGTTTTTCCCTTTGATTTTACTGGTCAAGGGGTCGCCGACATAGCGGGGTTATTTGATTGTGCGGTCATTCTATCACTAGACGTAAATTTATGCAATATCATTTATGTTGTTATCTATTAGGGTATAATAGCAGAGACGCACAACAGGGACTTATTCCACAATAAAGAGCCGCTTCTTACCGAACCTGATGTGCGTCACACATTCGTGGAATTGGTAGGTGGCGGCTCTTTATTGAAGGTTATTATGTCAACAAGCAAACTTCAAATAACGGTTGGGGATACCCTGGATAGAAAATTCCCTCAATTCAAAATCAGAGAGAATTATCGTCCTGATTGGATGGTTTCTTCGGAAGGATCGCATCTTGAACTTGATTTTTTCATTGAAGACATAAATATTGCTTTTGAAGTTCAGGGGATGCAGCATTACGAATACACCCCGTTTTTTCATAAGGACATAGCTGACTTTGAAAAAAGGAAACGCCTTGACCAAGAAAAGCATGAACTTTGCGCAGGAAGGGGCGTCAAACTTATTGATCTTTGTACATTGACCGACGCGCAAGTGGCAATCAAAGATATTGAAGATGGATTATGTGTAGACAAAGCACGGGAGGATATGATAAGGCATATTCTAAAAGCGCAGCCGGATAAAAAAAAGACATACAATAAAATAAAAAAAGAAGTGGAGGAAGAGACAAAAATTGTTAAGCAACAACAGAAGTTTATTCAACTTGTAAGTAAAGACGTTGCTGACGCGAAGTTGTTTATTGAAAAAGATGCCAGTTCAAAAGAAAGTGCAATTTTGCTTGAATTGAAGGCGTGGCAAAGAAAATCAGTTCACGGAATTAATCGGCGTGGGCAAATTGGCAACTTTGTATGCCACTATATTCCCGGTCGTATAGAGCATGAGATAAAATCCAAGTTGTTTTCGTGTAAAGATAAATACGATATTTTGAAAGTGTTTGCTGAAATTTCCATCCCCTGAATTTTTACACATTCGCAGCCGCGGCAATGTCAAGCAATTTAGCCATGACGCCATAGCTACGCCGCTCACTGGTCGGCTCCAGGGTACGCTTTATGCAGTATATATCGCACGGCTCTATTCATGCCATCCTCCTGTTTCAATCCTGCCCCATCTTACTTCCCGGTATGGTTTTCGGATGGGGTCTTATGGGTCATCACGCGGGACGGAGCACCGCCCGGAGTGGCTAACTATCTACCGGCTCATCGGTAGACTCCAAAAGGCATTGGCAGTTGAAACCATGACATTCCAAGTCGGGCGAGCCCGGGTAAATGCCGTTCGCCTGTTGCTCCCGCCAGAATACTGCTGATTGTACACCTACTGCCACCATCGCGGCGCAGTCCTCGCAATGCTCAGAAGTGCCGCCGTAATGCCAGGCGAAGTTAGAATCATCTGCTGCGCAGAATATTTCCGCCATGCCCTCAGTGGTGTTGTATTGGTCAGTCCACAAATCCGCCCGGTCGAGTAACGGCTGAATGGGATCGCCGTTGGCCCTTGCCGATTCAATGGCATCCGCAAAGCCAAGAATGTACTCCCGCTCGCTGCGAATAATGTCGTCAAGTTGTGACTGCATCGCATCGGTCATATCCTTGGCCGGGTCAAGTCCGACTGCCCGCATGCCCTCATTCCACGCCCGGCGCATCTGACCGGATACCAGGTCGGAGAACGTCATCACGTATTCGGTTTCGTCCATCGTGCCGTTGTAGAGCTTCTTGACCAGGTTATCCAGTACCCGGTTGTAATAACCCTCGGTCTTCGCGGCCATCCAATCGTAAAACTCATCCGGGAAACGGATGCCGGATTTGATGCAATGGAAAACAGCGTCTTCGAGGGCGGGATAGGTCATTGTTTATTTATCTTCGCAACTTCCAATCGGATACCTTCCAGCAGGGCGACAATAGCTGGATCGCCGCTGGTTGTTTCTTCCGCTCGCGCAACTGCGTTGAGAAATAGCATTTTTACCATCGCTTCACTAGACATTCTGGGAAGGTCGAATGCAATTGCGGCCTTGATTGCCGCCGGGATGACGCTGCTCTCGAATGGCACATCACTACCGACCTTCTTGAGCGCCTTGCGCTCCCAGCGTTTCAGGTCCAACACCACTGGATCTTCCGTCATCTTCTTGGCTGTTGGCAGTGTCGCCGCAGTTGTTGCCGCTCCCGGCGCTGGTGTGGCCGGTTGGCCCGGTTCAGCAGGTGCGCCCTGGATGGTCGTGCGCGTGCCGATCTCGAAGATGAACATCTCGCCGCGCGGGTCTTTGGTCGGCAGCGGCTCTTCGTGGTATTTAGCCTTGCGGATCTCGTTGATGGTATGGGTCTTGTCGTACTCCTGCATTTCGGAGAGTTCGAGTTCCCGATCGGTCACGCGTACGTCATCGAACTCGCCTACCAGTTTATCGCCGTAAATAGGCAGGACCTGGTGCGTGATCTTCTTGCTCATCATCATGTGGACCGGGTAGACCGTCAGTTCGTTGTAGGTGGCGCGTCCGGCCAGTGCGTTGGCCTCGGTTGCGTTGACTGCCAGGATGGATGATAGCCCCGGCGCCAATGCCCCGAATATCTCCTCCATCGTGAATTTACGGCCGGCCAGGAATTCCATATCCCGATGACTGACCGCGTTCTGCATCCACTCCACGCCGCCCTTGCCTACGCCACGCAGCATCATCATTTCACGCTTGGCGGCCTTCTCGCGTGTATCCCGTTTGATGGATGACCATTCCGGCTCTTGCACGAAATCGGCAAAGGCGAGAATACCGGGCAGCCGGGCATTGTTTTCCCGGAACAGCCGCGTGTTCCAGTCCTGCATACCCAAGTCGCCTTGGGAAACCATCGCCAGGGCTTCGATGGCAGACAGGCCCACAAAGCGGCTGAATGGGTTCCAACGCTTGAAATGCACCACTTCCCACGGCTCGAGCAGGATATCTTTTGCTCCGCCCCCGGGATTGTAGACGTAGCCACGCAGGTACATTTGCTCATCCGGGACCGGCTTGATCATGTGCGACGGTATCACCCACATCTCGTCCGGCTCGGCTTTTTCGTCTGCCTTGTTCATCCACCAGTAGGCATTGCCGGTCAGTTTGTACATGGCCGCCGTGCCGAAGATGAATTCAAAGCCGGAGTCTTCGCTGTTGGGCTTGTCCAGCAGAACCTCGAAGTCGTGGTTTGGCAGGTCTTTCGTGTCCTTGCCGGTGCGCTGTTTGACGTTGAACGGGGTTGCGGCAACGGAGTTAGCCACCATCTCCACGGCGGTCATCACCCACGAAAGCCGGCGGTACAAATCAGCCTGGTTGCCATAGATGGACGCGTCCGGCAGGTTGAATTTCTCGGATGCTGCCGTAGCCGCTTCCAGGTCGGATAGTTTGCGTGGGGCAGCCGCCTTGGTGTAGCCAAAACGTTGCAGGGTCGTGTCAACAATATTCATGGTGTCACCTCGGTTCCAAACGTCCAGTGATTGATTTCTTGGAATGAAAAACTGCATTTCTTGAATAGTTCCACGTGCTCAGGAATGATGGGCCATGCCAAACAAAGCGCACCCTGTCCGCCCATCCTGAGAGATTTTATAGCATGTATGACGCATTGATTGTCTTTCAGTTTTTCGCAGAATTTCTCTGGGCCCACTTCTTCAACTTCCCCAAGTTTGATAAATCGGCGCATTTTACCAACTTTGTATTCTGACCAAACGCCCTCCCTGCCATTTGTGGTATCGCCCATCTTGCCGGCGCCGAAGGCGTTTGTTGCTTTTCCATTCAGCATGTAATGAATTTGTGGTTTACAGCACTCTGCGCACCCGTTGCATTCGCCGGTACGCTCATATTCGACGGCTTCGTGAGTGTCATAATCCCACTTTATAAATCTAGCCTTCATTGGCTCGCCTCCGTTATTGGTTCCGGTACTGGAATTCCGCACAGCGCGCACGCATATACGCCGCTGTCGGTCAGATGCACAAAATCAGCGTTGCCGCACTGGGGACAGATGCGGCCGGCGGATTGGAGTTGAATTTCAACTGTCTTTTCTTCGTTGGATTTCTGCGTTTCTTCAGATGGCGCAAAGTCCACCATCTTGCCGGGATCGTAATTGTCCATATCGTCCTCGTAGGCATAGCGCAGAGCGTCAATGGCATGGTTGAATGCATCGACCGGCTCATCCAGGGTATTGCCCATTCGGTCTTCCTTGCGGTGGTATTGCTGAAATTCGCCCTGTGTGTGGATGCAATGCGTGTCGATAACGATGGTCTGGCGCTGCAACCACTGAATGCCGAAATTGACGCTATCCTTGCCCTTCTTCGCCCCGTATGCACTCACACCGAACTGCCGCAGCTCG